AATTAACAGAACATAGCCTGACTGACCTGCTGTGATATTAGTAAAGGTAAGTGCAAATGTTCCTGAAGGTGTGCATGAGAAGTTATTAGTCACGTTCATGTCAAATGAACCATCATTGTCAGTAGTAACTGTGCCACGTTGTGATGCTGTGAATGTAGCTGCTGTAGCTGGTGCTGCGTAATCTGTACCAGCAGAAGCCGCAGTAATTCCAGTAGAGCCATCACCTTTTTGAAGTGCTGTACTAGAAGTTAAGCCAATAATAGTATCGCCTGACTGTAATTCTTGTACTGTTGTGCCATTAAGCACTAATCCATAACGAGTTGCCATAATTTTCCTTAACTTACTGTAACATTAATTGTTGAGCCACTTCTATTTAATACAGGTAAAAAACCATTAGCTAAAGCAACGTCAGCAGTAGTTGTATCTCTTTTTGTGACTATCATTTTAGTAGGTAAATTACCTTGATAAATTGCTTTTTCTGCAGGGTAAGTAACAAATACATCTTTAGAACCTGCACTAAAATTAACTGCACTTCCACCATTGCTAGACTCTAGTATAGTATCCCTAGATAAAGTCGTTCCTGAAGATGTGTAAGTACCTATACCTACTTCCCATTCATTCGTATTAGATAACTGAATAGTATAGAATGTAGTATTAGCATCACCAATAACAGAGAATGATTGAAAGCCTGTAGCAGCACCACCCAATGTAATTGTGCCTGTGCCTGTGGTCGTAGTGGTTTCTCTTACCCTATCTTTAACGACTAGAGCCATGATTTATCCTTACGCTAATGTAACTGAAAGATTACCAGATGAAATCTTAAAGATGTCACCAGTATCAATTGCTTTCGCTGTATCTAATGCTGTATGGTAAAGTAAGTTACCTGTTCCAACTGTTGCAGCATCATAAATACCAATCCAACCTACTGTTCCAAATGATGCAGTTGCTGTTGGGAATGTAATATCTGCTGTTGTAACTGAAGCACCATCAGAAGGAGCACCAAAAGTTGCTGATTGTCTAGCATAGCTAGTACCAGATGTGCTTACTTCTGTACCACTACCTGCATCTGTAGGATCACTTGTAAATAATGCTACATATACTGTTGTTGGTGCTGTGTAAGATGTTGCTCGTAGAGTTACGTTTATTAAAGCGTTCTCTAAATAATTGCTCATTTCTGACATAATAGTTTCCTTAAGCTGTTGTAATTGAAAGATTACCAGTGTACTCACTAGAATCGTCTGCTGCTGTTAATGAATTTACACCCCTATCGTATAATGCAGCCCAAGTTTGCACTCTTGCGTCATTCATAAGATATGGTTCTGCCTCACCTAATGTTGCGTATAACAATAAATCTTGGCAATTAGCTAAAAATACATTAGATGAAACTGATGAGCTTAAATATGGCGGTGCTGCATAATAAAGCATATTTAATGTGTATGTTGAATCTGGAATAGGTGCAAATTGAAATTCTGCTGCTAATACTGTATATTTTGTAGGTACGCCTGATTCTGTTGTTCTGGCGTTAGTAAAGAAACTTGGATTGCTTAAATATTCAATAGTAGATACAGGTGTAGTTTGCAAATATAACCCACGCATAGCCAAAAAGTCGCTAGGAAGTGCAACTGTTTTATCACCAGCTGTTGTGGTAGTAGTAACAACTTTAAGCATAAATCTTGCACGAAGATCACGTCTTAATCTATTTTCTGCTAATTGAATAAAATCTGGGATTTGTGTTGTTAAATCACTACGAGCCAAGTAATCAGCTACTGTAGCTTTTAGGTCTGTGTAATTAGTAAATGCCATTATACTGTGCCTTCTCGTGTTCTAAACACTTTGTTATCTGGGTCATTAAGAAATTTTCTAAATGCTTTTTGGTCTATGACATGGAATCCACGCACAATACCTCTTTTGTTTAATTCGTCAAAGACAGTCATAGGAATACTAGCTATCTTGTTATCAAATATATCATCACCCCAACGAGTGTGTTTATCTGTATGTTTTCTTTGGTTGTAATTACTATCTATAATATCTGTAATGTCTTGTCTAGTTTCAATAACTAAACCACTATCAGTATCATGCACAACGCTTGTTCTAAATGTTATTGGTTTCATTCATTTGCCCTTTGCCTGTGAATTGAGTGAAAACAACTTTTACAGACAAGTTTATTAAAATGTTACTATAAAAAGAATAACAGAGGTGTAGGCGTAACCTACAACCTCTGCACTCAATAATGGATAAAGTTCCATTAAACCTTTATTACTCTGCCAAGTCAGCAACGATTGCGTGAGCAGCTTGATTACGCACTTCTAGTGTGTATTCTACTAAAAGTTGTGTAACATCTGCGTCACCAGATTTAGCCAATTCATTTGTTTGGAATGGGCGTAAATATGCAACTGCTGCGTACTCTGGATCAAGAACAAATGCTTGTTCACCGCTGTCACCAGAATCTGCAGTCATAAATCTGTTAGGTACAACAGATAATGTGCCGAAGTCTGATAAGTAAATGTCTGCTGCACCAATAATGGTTGTTGGTTTGTCACCAGTAGCCATATAACGTTGAGCTGCAACACCAGTAAATGCTGATACGTTTACTTTTTGTGTTGGTGTAGTCATAAGAACTGTTGGATTACCACCATTTGTAAACGCAGATTTAACTGCTGTTTTTAACATTGCTTCTGTGAAAGCTGCGTCTGTACCAGATACACGAGCTGTAGTGCCTAATGAACCAGCAGTACCGTTAGTGCCACCAACGTAGTTAGAATTTAACCATGTTTGTAGACCACCAAGTGTACGAGCTGTAGTAGCATTACCTGCTGATGCAACTGTGTTGCTTAAAAGTGCTTTTTCCATATCACGTTTAATTTCAGCAGAAACTTTAGCTAATTGGTAAGCCTTTTCAGATTTACGACCAGCTTTGTTAATTGCTTCCATAGTACCAGAAATCTTAATCGTTTTAGATGAGATTTGAGTTCTGTTACCTACTCGTGTTGTTGGACTAATTGTAATGTCAGAAGCTGTGTCACCTTCAACTACAGCGTTAGCTGCTGCTGCTGCGAGTGAATCAGTTTGCCATTCGTGATATGTTGCTGTTGCTTTTGTCTTACCAATAGAACTCATAAATGGAGTTTCTGTTGGAGAAATGTTATAAATAACATCTGACAAATCTTCTCTATTACCAATAGAGGTATAGGTTTGATACGTTGCCATGATTTTTCCTTATTCTAAAAATTGTTCAAATAAAGCTGCGGCATCTCTTACTCTTCCAGAGTTACGCAACTGTGCTTTTTGTTTTTTAATTGTTTCTGTGTTGTTACTACCTGTAGACGATCCAGCCTTTAGCATCTTTGGTGCTTCAGAAACTTTCTTCGTTACAGCAGGTTTTGACTTTTGAAGTTTGTCATACATCATTGCCTTGTGTAATGTAACAACGTGCCTAGAGTCATAGACATTAGATAATTCTACGTCTGTGAAACCAAGCGATTTGCCATAATTACGAATCTCACTACGGAGGTTTTCGCCTTTAGCTGGGTCTGAAAACTCTGGTAAGACCTGTGTTAATTTTTGTGCTTCCTGTGCAACTCTATCTTGCATGGCACGAGCATTTTCAGATTGTTGCATTTCTGCAATTCTGTATTGTTCGGCTCTTATAGCATTGAGTTGTTCTTTCTTTTCAGAAAGTTCAGCAACTTTAACAGCATAGCCTATCGGGTCGTTTTCTTTGAGGTATGTTAAATCCTCATTAGGAGATTGCGAAACTATAAATTGCTCTATAGCTTGCAAACGTTGAGCGTATGTATCACGAGCATACTTGGCTTCCTCAATTGCTGCACGTTCAGCTTCAACAGCTTTACGTTGTTCAGCAACTTCAGTAGTTTTTTTTGTATAATCAGCACCAAGTTGATAACCTTTAATTAAATCGTCAAGGGTGACATCCTTTTCTTCGCCAGCAGCTTTTACTTTAAAAGTCTGGGGGAGTTCCTCTTCTTCAACTTCGGTTTCTTCTTGTTCTTCAGCTTCACCTTCTTCTGCTTCTACTTCTTCAGTTTGTGGCTCTGCTTCTTGAGCTTCTACTTGTTCAGTTTCTTGTTCACCTTCTAATTGCTCCGTAGAGTTAGCTGGGGTGTTCATTAGACCTTCAAAAGCATTGGCTGCTTGACCTACAGTAAGCGTGCCACTTCCAGAATCTTCTGGAGTCATGGTTGTTTCACTCATTTTTATTTCCTATAATCCTCTAGGGGAGGTAACCCATTTTAGAAATGTCTAAAATATCTTCCATGCTTTACTTTTAATGTCGCTAGTTTTAGCGATTGATTCCAAGTAAGACATAAGTTCGTTATAACAAGCTATTCTTTGATAGGCTTGTTCACGCACATCTGTTTGATCTGCATTAGAGTAGATGATGCGTTGTAATTGATTTTCTTGTAGCTCTTTAACTACAGCTTGAAAATGTTCGTCATTAAGTATGCTAGTAATAGCGTCTACTTTATTGGACATTATTATTTCCTTTTGTCATATTGTTGATAGTATTTAAAGCATCTACAATAGATTTGGTATTAGTGCCACGAGTTTGTTCTGCTTGATTAGCAGCATCAGTTTCAATCTTCAATTGTTTAAGAGCTAATTCAGTATTTTGTTTTAGTTCTTGTTGTTGAAGTTCTAATGCCTTGCGAGCATTATCTAATTGCATTTGCTCACGTTCTAACTCA